CAAGAAGATAGAGGTTGGAATGATGTAGCATATAACTTTTTAGTAGGAGATACAGGACAGATTTATGAAGGCAGAGGTTTTGGAAATAGAAGTGCAGCACAAGGTGGCAACAGTAGGCAAGAAATTAATTACAATAACAAGCATTATGTTGCTGTGTGTTGGCTTGGTGGTAGCGAACCTACCCACAAACCTTCAGATAAAGCTGTTGAATCTGTTAAGTGGCTCTACTCACAGGTAGGTGGAGAACTAAGACCTCACTCCTCGTTTAAACAAACATCTTGTCCAGGTGATGCTTGGCGACAACACATCATAGAAGGTTTAGCTACTAGCACAATAGACAACCAAAGTCCACCAGATATGATACATCCACAGTTCATACAAAAGAAACTTGATACAATTCTTGCTAAACTAGAGAACATTGAAAACAAATTAAAGTTAGGAAAATTAATACAATGAGCGAAGAATACAAATTAATCTTAGAAAAAACTGTGTGGACATTTGTTGAAGCATTTATTGGTGCATTAACAGTAGCACCATTAGTAGGTGTAGATGCAAACGCAGTTCAACTTGCTGCTCTTGCAGGTGCATCATCTGCTTTAGTAGTAGTTAAAGAATTTGCTAAGAAAAAAATTTCTAAATAATATATAGCAAAGCCGAGGGTGTTATCCTTTCTACCTCGGCTCTTGCTTACTGACAGTTATGACTTTGTTCTGTTAGATGTTCTCCACAATCTTCACAATGATAACTGTATCCTGGTACTGGGTGTGACATTAAAAAGGTGCTTCCCCATCTTTAATATCATCCATTGACTTTGGATTAGGTATTTTCATACCATTTTCAACTGCTGCAAAGTCTTTCCAACTTTCTGGTGTTGCTTTATTATCCATCCACCAAGACTTAGCAAACACTCTACCATCAACAGTATCTCCTGCAGTACAGTTACCCATAGCTGTACATCTAAAGTCTGGACTTGTTGGTTTAGTTTTTTCTGCAGACTTATAGTACTTGACTGTTGCACCGCACGGACATAGCAAACCTTTATTGTTTATTGCAGGCTCACCAGAAGGGTGCTTGTCTAACTTTCTATCACCAAATCCAGCTTCAGCTATTGCATCAACTGGAGAACTAGCAGAGGTGGTTGGCTTATTGATAGGTGGTTTTTTGACTACCTCTGCTTTGTTCTCTTCTTTGGGTAATGGCTTTGATGATGAAACCTTACTCATTTCTTGTACTGATGGACGCTTAGAACTACCTTGATACTTCCAGTTAGCCAACGCTCTACCTATAGCAGATGTCTCACAGTTCTCTACCCAAGCATCTTTATTAGCAAATCCACCTTGACCTTTTGTTTCTTGTGCTATACCTGTAGCAACAAGATTACCTTCGTCATTGTGTACATATGCCTTGATAGTTACACAAGTGCCATCTTCAGTTATGTGTACAACATCTGTTGTAATACAGCCTTTTGGATTGTCTTTCCAAAACGCTTTAAGTCGGTCTTCAACCAACTCATATTCTTCTAAATTAAAACCAGCCATTATCCTCCTTTATTATTAGTTATACTGATTCTTTTTCTTTAATGTATTGTTTAATCTGATATTGTCTGCAACCCATATCTAAACACATTAGATATCCACGCTTGCAGTATAATGCGTTACCGCAACTATAACATATCATTTTACTCCTCTAAGTTTACCAAGTACTCTGCAGTTACACCCTTGCTTGGTTTAACGAATAGACAATACTGTGAAGGTCTACCCATACTTGCAAGCTGTTCTTGTGCGTAACTGTTATAGCTTTCTGTAGAACCATTAACCCATACACGAACATCATTAATGTATAGTGATGTTGGTGTGTGGTAGTGTCCACATACTGCGTGAGTGAAGTTTTCCATTAACCCTTGTGAAGCTAATGCTTTCCACCCAAGTATCTTTTTGTTGTAACCATAAAATGGTAACCCCATACTTCCACGAATGTTATCTCCGTGAAAACATAAGAACTTAGCCTTAACTCCTAAGTCGGCTACTGTATACCAATGCTGGTCTACGCCTTCTGGGATATGGAATTTAATTCGCTTTTCATTAGCGAACATAGTTGATAGTATCTTACCTAACATTCTATCTGCATTAGTTTCTGGGTTATAATCACGCCTTGAGCGACCACCCAATGCACCGTGATTACCAATCACCCAATGACATTCTACCTCATCAAATGCTTGTAGTAGGATACTAAAAAAAGTAAATAGTATTCTTGGACCATCTACTGTAACTTGCTTATACAAAGAACTGTCAATTAAATGTGCCTGCCCTGGAAAAATAAGTTCTCCTTCCACAATATCTCCAAGAGCAAGAACCACGCATTTATTTACTTTATGTGACTGTCTTTGTATTTGAGTAATTTTCACAATCTTATGTGCATACTCAATAACTCTTTCCTCTGCAACTAAACTGTTATAGTCTGTGGTTCTCTTGGCAAGCTGTATATCCGAGAGCAAAGGTACGCATATCTCGGTATCTTTACTACGGGATTTGTTTAGACTAGGTTTAGTTATACTAGGCAAAGTAAGTGTACTCATACCATCTCTAGCACCTTGATAAACAGCTTCAATCATATCGGCTTTTTTGTCTTTAAGTTTATCAATCTGCTTTAATAAGCGTTCGTTAGTGGATTTAAGTTCCTTAACTTTATCGCTTTCAGCTTCGGCTATAAGAATAGCTAAGTCTTTATTTGTTTGATTTTTCGGCATATTGTTTCTCCAGATTAACAAGCCAATGTCTTACTCTGGAGTATGATACTTCAAAGTTAAACTCTTTAGCTAGTATTTCACTAACTACACGAGCGTTGGCTTTAGCACCTTCTTGAGCAACCCTGTTAGATAACTCGTCAATGAACGGCTTAGCTTCATCTGGTAATCGTTTATACCAAGATGTAGTTCCACCTACGGATTTAGCAGTAGCTTTATTTAATAAAGCATCTACGTTGTAATTTATCTTTATATCTTTCATACGATAATCATACCATATGCAAATGCATATGCATAATTAAATAAAAAAATATATGCATATGCATATGCATAGTTAAAAATAAAAAAAGGTGTGGCGTAAGGGCGAGTATTGGAGGCACTTATCCCTTACGCTACACCAAGACACAGTTAAGCAGAGAGCAACTTAACTTGTCTTATAGATTAATGTACATTAACCTATATGACTAGAATATTGAGTTGCAAACTCTTTAACTAAGTCATAATCTTCTATAGGTATAATATTGTATCGTTTCATTATACGTATAATTTCAGCCCTTCTTTCACTAGGCATACCAGAAGTAGGATTACCATTACTATCAACACCAACAACTTGTTGGTCAGTAACCCATACTCTTGGTTCATCTTGTTTAGATAACCACTCAAGTGCTTCCAAGTCTATGTTGTTAGCACCATATTTACCAAGCTCATCAATAGCTGTATCATCATATTTGCCTTCTTTAGCAATTATTCTAATGTCGCCATTGTATCCTTCTAGTTCAGTAGAATAGCCAACATACCCAGCAATACTTGAAGCTGGTAATATGCGTACTATTTCTCTAACTTCATCATCACTCCAACCCATTGAGCCAGAACAATCTATCAACATAGAGCCACCAGCAACTTTCTTTCTACGAGTAAATACTTTCTTGTCTGTGATTATTCTATGTACTTTACTTGGCTTTACACCAATATCACTAGACTGTTTATGCAGTTTCATTTCTGCAACTTTATCACGTCTATTAGGTACAAACTTTCTTAGTCTTGCCTTGCCGTGAAAAGCATTACCCCAACCAGAACGAAATAGATTATCCTTGAAGTTTTCATTAGCTTCCTCAAGTATCTTTTGAGATATACTATCATCTAGCCAACTAGGAAGTAACATCTCTGGTAATTCTACATCTTCATCTTTCTCTTTCTTTTCTAAGTTGTTCCAGTAATCTCTGCTGTATTTACTAGCATCTTCATCTGCAATATCCTCGAATAGATTAGTTTTATCTTGACTAGGCATACCCTTAGTTACTTGATTATATTTAGCATCAACTTGTCTTTTAATATGTTCATTATTTGCTAAAAAGTTACCATAAGATATTTTCTTAATAACATTTCTTACATTATCTCTAGTTAATTTTCTATTACGTTTTCTATCTAAGACATTGAAAGCATTGTTAATACACATAGCTAAAGACTTCAAATCACTATGAATAAACATCATATCTGTGTAGTTCATATGTCTTGAAGCTAATGGATTGTTTTGTTCAACGTACTTATACAAGACAATTTGTAAAGCATCTCCAATAGATACCCCATAATCATCAAGACTAAGCGTCAATACTTTATGATAAATCTCATTTAGTTTTTGTGTGTTTTCAATACTGTTCTTGTAAACATAGTCAGTAATATAATCACAAGACTTAGTTCCATAATAAGATTGTTCTACCCACGATTGAAAGTAACCGAAGTTTTCATAAATATATTTATGAATATCTTTATGTGGTATGTTCTTGTAATACATATTGACCAATGTATACAAAGCAGACAACATTTCTCTACTCTCGTAATATGGAAATCT